ATCTTCGGGTATAGGATCTATTGTTTGAAATTGTGGTTTTCCCATAACTAGCCTTTTAATTTATTAATCAAGTGTCGATTAACAGCGCCATACTTATTGCTCTTGTTTTTTTCAACGTCATAGACTGCTGCTTCTTCGCCTTTAGAAGTTACTTTCTTTCTCTTCAAAAGCTTTTTTCCATGTCGAAGTGGACCAAAAAAAATATCTTTAAGCATTCCTGGTTTTTTTAATGATTCTCTTTCTTTTTTAGTTGTCATTATAGTCCCTCAACTGTGTATTTAATTTTAGGAAGAAAGGAGTATTCTGTCGATCTACGTGATTCTTCTTTTACGACTTCGTCTCCTGGATCTTGCATCGCTTTTTTAATCATTGCTGCGTCTTCGATCGCATCAGGGAATTTTGCATAAAATCTTCTATTCGCTGCTTTGACGTCTTGAACGCTATATGTTCTTGTTCCTATCTTAGGTGCTGTTCCCACCTTCTCAAAAGGATTTTTACTCATCTTTGTATACCTCCGATGTTGCTACTTTGTTACTAACTATACTCTGAAATGATGTCGATAGAAAGCTCGGAATGATGAATTCTGAAATAATATTTTCGGGATGTTTCGTGTTCCAAGCGATACAGGGAACTCCCTTTTCGTCCCATACGCATAAGGCGTATCCTCGCATTTGTATACTATTGCTTAGTTTCGCTGTATTTCTAAGTAGATCCATTCTTAATAATTCGTCAGTTCTTCTTTTCGCGTCTTCTGCGATCTTCTTCTTATTGACGACTTTAAGAGTAATAATGTTTTTTAGGTCTTTTAATTTTCCTCTCATGTCTTTCCATTCTATCATCTGGGTCATCTGGATGTACAACTAAAAATCCATCCCTTATACGCATTAACGCTTGTACGACTGTATCTACTATATCATCAAATTTGCCATAAGGAAAGTGAGCACATTCTTCTAAAACAGCGGATTTAAATTCGTCATCTAGAATATGAACGAGTCCTGATTCCATCATTGGAGCAACGCTATGGCAACGTGAGACCTTGTCCTTCTCAGGTTTAAATTCGACAACGGGAAGACCCGATCTTCGTAGGTCTTGGATCAGGGATTGTCCTGATGCCCGTTTTTCTACTAAAATCTCATCGGGCTTAAAGTGAAAAAAACTTTCTCTAGCTCGTTTTCTTAAATCGGGATATTCTAGACGTTCTTTCCATGCGTCGAATAATAAAATTGCAGGATGAGGAACTCCATTCTCGTCCCGTTCGTTATAGACGCCCCATGTTGTACATGCTGTGTAATCCGCAGAAGACCGCGTCGAGAAGGCCGTGTCATAAGATTGAAGAACATACGAACAAATTGGCATTTCTTTATCGGTATAGATTTTCCACCAGTCCCTTTTTAAAATGGATCCTTCTTCTTCTGATGGTTTCTGCTGATACAATGCTGACCAGACACGTGTTCCTACTGTTTCTTTAATCTGGTTTAATTCTTTAAGCGAATAAGCATCGGGCCATAACGCATTCCCACTTGCATCGATTGCGGGAAGATCAAGTATTTTCCAATCTTCTCCACTTTCGTTTAAGATGTAGCCTGCAAGATCGTCCTGATGCCAACGGGTCTGGATTAAAATAATCTTTCCTCCTGGTTGAAGTCGCGTATAAGCGACTGACTTATACCATTCGATTAAGTTTCTTCTCTGGACTTCTGACTCAGCGTCCTCGCGTCCTTTAATCGGATCATCAATAATCATAAGATGTGCTCCACGGCCCGTGATGGCTCCACCCGCACCGACGGCAGCGTACGTTCCACCGTGGACAGTATGAAAACGTTTCGCTGACATGGAATCTGAACGTAATCCTACATTTGGAAAAATCTGATTAAACTCTGGAGATTGAACATAGTTTCTAACTTTTCTTCCGAAATCGTCTGCAAGTTCCTGGGCGTATGTTGATTGAATAACAAAATGTTTCGGATTATTTCCCAAGTACCATGCGGGAAAGAACTCTGAGCAGAGCATAGATTTTCCATGTCGAGGAGGCATAAAGACAGCAAGACGTTTAAGTTCTCCACTTTCTAATTGTTGAATATGTTTCGCGATGAGTTGAATATGTGCTGGTGTCTTATAGCTATCATTGTACATATAGTTTGCGAATTTGAGGATGCTTGAACGTGCACCCTTTGTTTTTAATCTGTTCGTAAGATGTTCGATAACTTCGCCTATACGGCGATCTTTCGTTTTTTGAAATAATGTTATTGCGTTTTTAAGATTTGTTTTTGTCGTTTCTTCTAAGTGCTGCATGGATCCCGGCTCCTTTTACATTTTTAGAGTGTACCATCTTTTCGAATGGTTTTCTAGCTCCCATAAGAACTTCCCTCCAAAATTTAGAGGGTTGCCCAATTTTATCAAGATACCAGCCTATTTTATGCATCGAGTGTGTACGAAGCTTTTGATTTTTAAGGGAACCGAAATCCTCAGGATCCTCGGGACGAAGCTCTTTATAGACCCTTTTCTTGAAAATTTCGTCATTATTATTTCCCGTTAGATCAGCACGATCGTGAAAGCATTCTATATCGACACGTTCGAAAATATCAAGGGCATAAGCGATCTCGCTTAACCATCGATCGTTTTGAGGATTATTCGAGATATAGTCGAGAAGTAGAAACCAGTCCCTTGGAAAAATGGGAAAGATCGCGTAAGAATGTCCGTCGTGATTGTCTCGTGGAGCAAGTAACTTGAATTCGTCGCCGTGGCCCAAGATAATCTCGTCCCAATTCTCCGTTTTCATTAAAGCATCGTCATTCCAAATAAATAACCATTTCCCTTGTGATGCAGCACCAAGGGTATTCATATACTTATGAAGATTAGCATATCCAAGAGGTTTGAAACTTATGATCTTTTTACGAACATGTTTAAAGACACCATTAATAAACTTTGCTGATTCAACGTCGTCTTCATCAAGACCAAAGATGATTTCGATCTTGGTAGAATCCTTTGCATTCTGAACTAAACTATTTATAGATTTTTCCAGTAGGTGCTTTCTTTTTCGAGTAGCCAATAGAATAGAGATGTTCACTCTATGACAATAGAGTAAAAAGATACTATACGAAACAAAAAAGATTATATCGCTACGAGTACAACAATAGCTATGATTACAGCGGCTATAATTTTCTTCTTATGTGCTCCCCACCAATCGACGGGAGTTTTTCCAAATAAAAACATAGAACCTCCTATATTAGGGATCCCTTATAGAACAAGGGCAATCACTAGTACAATTATAACACCGATCACAAGTTTCTTATGATCAGTCCATAGGTGTTCTATTTGATCTAAAAAATCCATATATATCCTCCTATATTAGGGATTCCTTATACCATATTTAGACTTATATAGATATACCTGATTCATCATTCTTCTAGTCTTACGACTAGAAGAAGAACCCTTACTCGCGTTTAAACTTTATATAAAGTTTTTAATTTAAACTTAATACGATTTTTTTATTCGCGTTTTATTTTTTTTCTTTTTTTATTTTTATTTTTATTTTAATTAGTCGTTACGAATAAAAAAAACGCGATAGAGTTTTAATCTATCGCGTTTAATTTTTAAATTATTATTTTAAATTATTTACTAAATCTAAATAATAATTATTAGCTTTAATTATATTTTCTCTATTCTTAAAAGATTTATTTTCTTTTATAAATTTACTATTACTATTTAGTAAATCTAAATACTTATCTTTTAGATTAGAACGTAAAGCTTTTTTCGATAATAAATTTACGTTCTTTAAACGATTATTACTAAGAGTATCGTAAGTATAATCGATAGAACGATAATTATTTTCGAACGCGTTTTTTAAATTAGTAGAATATTTTACGTTTTCGAATATTTTATAAGCTTTAGTCGAAGAACGTTTAATATTTACTAAACGAAATAAAATCGTATCGCTACTTATATTACGTAAAGCGATCGCGACTTTATTTTCTTTTACTTTAACGAGTTTATCCATTTCTAAATTCTCCTTTCTAATTATTATATTAAACTAATTTCGGCTAAAGTAAAGCTAATAATTAACTTAATACGCGAATTCGCGTAAAAGGTTAATTCGCGTATTACGCGAATTGCTGCGTGAGGCGGAATGCGCGTTGTTCTTATAACGCGCACCCTATTAGTAGTAGCACGACTAAAATATAAAAGATCAATTCACGACAGTACCATAAAATCATTCTTCGTTATTCTCCATCCAGTCAGCGAACACCCACAG